TCTGCGCTATCTCCGGATGGTTTTTCCACAGGTACTTCCTTTGTTTCTCCGATTTGAATGGCATCTTCTTCTTTTTTTATAGCCTCACTAGGTATTACAACTTTTTTTATTTGTTGATCTAACTCAACTAGTGGTTCTTTAATATTTACCTTTATTACTTCTTGTTGTTTTTCAACTAGCTTTTTAGGTGTTCTTTTTTTAGACTTTATTTTAAAGTCTCCTTCCTGTTTAACAGGTTCATTTGTTTTTACTTCTGACATAATATAATATAATTAAATAATTAATAAAATTACACTGTTGGCATAATACCTGTAGTGTCTTGTTCTTCAAAATTTATTGGTAATAAATCATTTTTTCTTTGATCTATCATTTGGCTTTGTTGCGTACCTTCCATTTTTATACGCTTGTCTTTACGATCTTCAATCATTTGCTCTTTTTTACCAACAGCTTCCATATCCATTTGCTTTAGCTGCATGTCAAATTGAAATTGTGCTTGCATTTTTTGTTGCTCTAATTGAGCAGCTAATTCCATACGTTGTATTTCCATTTGGTTAGTAGCTTGCTCAAACTGAACTTTAGAACCTGATATAGCTTCTTGTTTTTGAACTTCAGTCATTGCTATTTTTTCAGCAGCATCAGCTTGTGATTCAGCTTGGGCTCTAATATTAGCTTGTTGATTTTCTTGATCTTGCTTGCTTTTTGCTTTACGTTTTATTTTAAGCATTTGATTAGCTAACTTAAGGTTTTTGATTTGTCTTAAATCTATAGCGTCTTCTAAATCAATTCCGCCTTGCTGTAAAGCAACTTGTATATTTTGTTCTAATTGTTGTTGTTCTTCTTCATCTGGCTCTAATTCTAAGAATATACCAAAGTCATGTAAATTTAAATTAGAAACTTCTTTTAATGTTTTTACGTTATATGTAGATATAGAATTAATTAAAGCGCTTTCTGTTAATGGAAACTCTAAAGCATCAGCTATTTTTAAAGCTATATTTTCTGCTATTCTAAGAGTTAAAAATAAACTAGCTTGCTTAATATGTCTTGTAGCAACGTTAGACGCGTTAGCGGCTATCTTTTGTAATCCTACTAATGTTTGTTTATCTGGCGTACTACCATCTCTAGCTTCATTAAGCCCGGTTACATCACGTATCATTTGTAAATAATACTGATAAGTTTGTATAAGACTTTGTATTTTACCTTGGCCGCTAGAACTAGTTAGTTCTTGAATAGGTACTTTACCTGCGTTCATTTCACCGTCTTGAGTAAGTGATCTACCTACTATAGAACCAGTTTGGAAATACATATTTAATGCTTCTGCTGGATTATAGTTTGTACCATTACCTAAATCAACTTCTGCTAAACCATCCATGTCTAAGTACACACCATCTGGTACCATCCTAGACATTACTTGTTGTAACTTTAAATGAGTAAGTTGTATCATGTCTGCAAAACCAATACATTTGCTAACTAAAGATTCTATTCTACCTTTATATATACGAGGTGCACATATAGCGTAATTCATTTCTACCTTAGTTGTATCAGCTAATGGTCTAGACATGTTTTCTGCTAGCTTCCATTTTAATATTGTATCAGTACCTAAAACCTTAGCACCATTGTATAATACTTCAATTGATCTTGATACTCTTTCAAATGAATCATTTTCAGGTGGATTAAATGTGTCTGGCTTTTCTAAAGCTTTCATTAATCCTTGATCTGTTTGTTTTATTTTAAACACTTGATTATGATAAGTTTTGTAATCAAAATACATTACTTGCACCGTGTTCTCATCATAATTTCCGTATCCAGTTATATAGTTGCGATTACCTGGCATTTTCTGTATACGCTCTAGTTCTTCTTTACTAATATCTGGAAATTCTTTTTTAAGTTCTGCTATCGTTATAGACTTAACTTCACCTACGTAATATATGTCTTCAAAGTTTGGGTCTTCTGTATAAGAATATACCATATAAGCAGGATCAACATAATCAACAGTAACTCCTTCAGCTGTGTTAAAGTTTGTTTTAGTAGCTGCAATACCACAAACCGTTAAGTCCATGTTTAATCTACGTCTTGTAAGATCATATTTATTTTGCGCTAACACAGACGATATAGCTTCTTCTTCTGCTATCTCAATACTTTGTTTGTAGCTTAATTGCATATGCAATTCTAATTCATCTTCAGATTCAGGCAAAGTACTTGGATCAGGACTTTGATATAAATCAATACCTAAAGAATTTTTTAATTCTTTTAAATAATCTTTAGCCATCATATCTTCATAAATACGAGAAGCATAATCAGTTCTTTTCTTTATTGAACTAGGGTCTTGAGCATAAGCTTTAATATCATAACTTTTTTGTGATATACCATTTACAACTATATCAACAAATTTAGATAATATAGGAACTGGCTGCCAGTCTAAATTAAGATAAGATAAATCACCATTAATAGATAACTCATCTTTGTATTTTTGCGGAGATTGTTCACCTCTAGCGTATAATCTTAATTCATGAAAATTATTCCAATTAGATAAATATCTATTACCGTTAGTTCTTCCTTGATCAAACCACTCATATTCAATTGCCATAGCAACTTGACTTCCATATTCTAAACTTGCTTTTTCTGCATCACTCACTACTTGACTAGGGAAAGCGCTATTGGTGTTAGTATATATATTCATTTAACTTATTATTTTTGATGTGGTTCCTTTGTTATTGTATCTCTTTATACCTAAATCTACAGACTGCAATTTGATTTTATTATTTGGAATATACCTATGCTTATTACAAGCCATTAATGCAAGTCCAGAGCTAATAGACGCATCATGTGAAGTTCTATTATTAATATTAAATCTAGCCCAATCTTCTAAGGTTCTTTGAAAATACATATCTCCATAACCTGTTTCTTTTAATCCTATAAAATGCTCTACATAAGACTCAATAGCCGCTGCGTGAGCTTGTTTAATGTCTTCACTTGAATTAGGTATTCCACCTATTTCTCTTTCTGTCACTGATAATTTATTGTATTTTTTATCTGGTCTGTTCATAGAATAAGATCTATAACCTCTTCTTCTAAAATAATACAATAACCTTGGTTTGTTATTCTCTGCTAATATTGGCATACCATAAAATACACAAGCCATAAGCACATCTTCAAAAAATATCTCTGCTGTTTGTGGTCTAGCTATATATTCTAAAAAAAAATGATTTGGAGGCACGTCTTCCATACTAAATTTAGTCAACCCGTGTAAAGATCCGTTAGAACCTCTTTTATCAACCGTACCTGATATATCATATGGATCACATCCAAAAGCACCACAATGCTCATTACCTGGATACTTCTTATGATTTTTTATTACTGTTCTATTTTGTAACTGTATAGGTGGTACCCATGATACTAAAAATCTACCATTCTTATTAGGCACAAACATTACTCTAGTATCTTGCTCACCGTTTTCCCATTGAAAACTGCCTTTAGTTATTTGCAAAGAATTTTTTAAATCTTCGTTAAAATCTATTTGTTGATATATCTTAGTTAGATTAAATAAAGACATTTTAGACTCGTCTCTAAACGCGTGTTTAGTTGTACGTGGAAACTGTCTATAAAATTCATTTAATCCATCTTGGTCATCTTTAAGACCTTCTACTTCATTATCCCAGTATTCAATAACCCCAAGTTTGATTGGCGTTCCATGAGGTCCATACACTTTTTCTGATGGGGTTTCGAAGACAGGGTAGCCATAAGAATCAATGTATCCTTCGTAATTCCACTCCATAGGAATGAACAAAGAATAGAGTCCTGAACGCGTTTGTCCATTGGCATTTCTTTTTGTAACATCTGAGTCATCGTATAATTTTTTAAAATTTCTACCACCTTTATCTAAAGCGTTTGATGTACTTCCCATCATACACTTACCAATAATTCTAGAACCTAGTCTTAATGTTGTTTTAGTAACACGCCAGTTATTTTGTATGTCATTAGGTCTTTCCCATTTACCTGATTCGTCATGTACTAGTAATCTTAATTTTTCACCATCATAAGCGTTGTCACCTGTATTTTTCCAATCAATAGTTGTATCAAGCCCAGCAAGATCTTCTTGTTTTTCTGTAGAAACTATAGACCTTCTTGTAAACTTAGAAGCTGGCACACGGTATGCTAGTTCTGTTTTAGGTCGATCCATACCATCTTGTATCGGTTTGAAAAAGAAAGGATAATTAACCGATATTGGTACAACTTTATCTGTAAACATTTTCTTAGCATCAGCACCTGACTTTGATAATATACCAAAACGCGCATCAGTTGATATTGTAGCCATATTAACAGTTTCGCCAGAAGCCATAAATGAAAATCCAGATCGTCTATTTTTTAAGTAACACATACCATAACTTCTATCATCTGCCCTGCATGCTTCCCAAAATATAAAAAATAACCTATTTGATTCTCTAAAGTCTGGTTGGCCAACATCAATTTTTGACCATTGCAAATACATGTAATGAGTACCAGTTATAAATATAGGTTTATCTTTGTTTATATACCAAAAACCTTCTTCACGTCTTTTAAACTCAAGATCAATATAATCATACCATTTTTCTTTAAAATCTTCAGGGTATTCTCTCCAGTCAAACACTGTTTTTATTCTACTTAATACTTTAGGGTAATCAAATCTAGTCCATTTATTACTTTCAAATGTATGAACATTGTTTTGTAAAGGTAAAGCTATTTTAAGGTCTTGTATTTCATAAACCTCTCCAATTTGCCCAGTTCTAGATATAATAACCATGTCATGATCTTCGTTATATCCATACTCCCATTTTTTATACCTATTCATTCGTTTAAGAATTTTAGGTTTTACATGGTCTTTTATTATTTTATATAAAGTTTGCTCGTACATTATTTAGATCTTCCTTCAGCAAAACCACGAAACGTAGTTTCTTTTTTAACTTCTTTAGGTTTTTCATCTAACATATTTTGTTCTTCTATAATACGATTGTGTATTTCAAAAGCATCAAATATACATAGTTTTTTTGTAGCTGCAGCGTTCTTAAGTCTGTCAGCTGATATATCTTCATCTGAATCTACAATAGCTTCTTTAGCAACTTTAATAAGTTCCTCAACTGCTATGTGCCCAGCTTGGATTATATTCAACTTCGTTTCCTTCGTGTTCATATTTTATAACAATATCATTTGATTTCATACAATAAAGACGTTGACCGTCTATTAAAAAATCCCATTCACCATAAGGTTTATAACCTACAATGTCTCCAGGATTAATTTTAAGTGCTTCTAACGAGCTATTACCTATTTTAAGTATACCAATAAGCTTTTGCTCTTTGTCAAGCGTTAGAGAGTTGTTGTTTTTAAGTGGCATTATAAAGCATCTGTCACCAAATGATTTCCACTCATTACTTGTTTTATATAAATAAACTTGATCTATTTGACAGAAATATAAGTTATCTTTAAACCAAGATCTACTTTTTTTTCTTACACCTTTTATGTCGTAAAAAGTTCTAAATACATTATGATGTACAACTATAATATCTCCTTTTTTAATAGGAGTATCGTATGCTTTTGGCACTTCAATTACAATAGCTAAATTGTTAACTGACTTATAACTTTCTATTTTAGTATTAATAATTAAAGATTTATTTTTAACTTTAATTTCGTTATTATACTCATCACCTAGTGGTTGTATAATAAAATCAAAAATACTTTTCATTAATACTCTAAATCATATTCAACAGATATAGCCATGTTAGAATTAAATTTTTTCCATGGCAATACCTCGTTGTTTTTTTTAATATAGATGTTATAAGAGTTATCAGAATCTTCATGTAATATATGAGATATTTCGTGCCCACCATAAACTTGTTGCCCTACAGCATAGTGCATAGCATCAGACTTATAGTCAGCTCCGATACTGATCTTTCTTATATTTGAAGTCATTACTCAGTTGGCGCTTCGTCTTCTATAACTTCATAACTACCATCTTTTAAGTTGATATTTATTTTGCCATACTCTTTTTCTAGTTTAGCTTTGAATTTTTCAACTTCGTCGCTTTTAGCTAATGCAGCATCAAGTACTTGTTTCTTTTGAGCTTCTAAAATTCCAACTTGAGATAACATTTTTTGTAACTCATTCTGGTCGTCAATAATTTGTTTTAATTCTTCGTCTTTAATTTTTGGATTTTCCATGGTTTAATTTAATTTAATTGTTATTACTTAATACTATAGTTACTTATTTTTTTTATTATTTAAGAGTTTTCTAACGCTGTTACTTTTTCAGATAATTCTTGAATTGCTTTTACTAGTATTGGCACTAGCTTTCCATAACTCATTTCTAACTTATCAGGATTAGCATTATATATTAACCTCAAGGTATCATCATCATGAGCCTGAACTTCTTGTGCGATAAATCCAAAATCTTTTTTGTTTTTGTTATCACTGTAATGTTCTATTTCACTTTCAACATTACCCTCGTCATCTAATACAACTCTTTTTTCTACTCTATTATCCCATACAAACTCTCTTGGTTGTAGTTTACTTACAAAATCCAACCCGTATGTAATGTCTTTTATATCTTTTTTATCTCTTTCATCAGACAATGAGGTTATACTTGTTACAGCCGCTCTTATGACAGAAACACTTGAATTACCTAAAGTTATTTCATTAGACGCTGTAGC